ATGAAAACAATAAACAATGAGTTGCAACAACTAGCAACTATTATGGAAAAGAATCTTACAGCAACAATTATTGAACTTCACAATATAGGTTTTGATTTCAATAAAAGTGTTGGAGAACAAGATGGAGAGGTTGATGAAAAAGTGTCTCAGATGTTGTTGAACAGTCTTATTCCAACAGATGAAGAAGAAGAAGTAAAGGTAACAGAAGAACATGTTGAAAAGCCTTTATTAGAAGAAAAAGAAAAAAAGCAGGAAACAATTGAAAATTTTACACGAAAATATAACTGGATGACTGATTATATAGGAAAAAATAACATAAATAAAGCATTAACGCAAAATAAAATCCGAAAAATAAAAGACGAAATGTTAAAATATTGTTTTTTACAACCCTCTTCGACAATAAAATATGAGTACGAACATGAAAAAATAAATATGCCATCAAATAAAAAAGATAAAGATAAATATGATAATGATTTTGAAAAAATATTTGAAAAAATATATGAAAGTAAAGTAATGACAGAGGATGATATACAAAAAATAAAAAATATAGGTAACACATACATAACCAGTTATGCAGAAAAAATTGAGAAAAAAATAAATAAATAAAATGATATACGAGAAAATATACACACATGAGCAGGCGACACAAGCGGTGTTGCTAATGAGACAAGATTTAACAATTTTTATCAACGACACAGAGCTCGCAAAATCATTACGACTGGCAAAGCTTACATTTTACAAAAGATTAGCGTTTTCCGACTGGAAGAGCCACGAAATAAATAACATAAACAATTACATTCAAGAAATAAACAACAAATAATGATGACACAAGAAGAAGCGCAAGCAATATATAACACATATAATGGCAGAGCAGGACGCAAACCATCAACATACTACCAAGCAATCTCAGTGCTTGGGATAGAACAACCTCAACCAAGCAAAACAACTAAAACAAATAGTAAAGGTAATTTCGTTTACAAAAATGATGATGTTTCTGAAAATGAGAAATTCCGTTACATACGAATCAAACAAATTCAAAACCTTAACTCAACCAACTTAACAACTGACGCTTATTTATTGTTGTTGACGCTGCTAGTTTCTCCAAATAGTAACTCGCTTGGAGCGTTCAAGATCTCTTACAACGAGATGCAAGTACAAACAGCAGGACTACCAAGAGAACGCATTACAAAGGCTTTAAATGAATTGATTATGTTGGGAGAGATAAGGTATAATGATGGAATTATTTTCTTGAATAATTTCTTATCAAATCAAAAACAGCATGGAAATAAGGATAATCTAATTGGAATTATAAAACAATACAACTCACTTGATGATAAACACAAGTTACCTTATTTAGGTGCGATAAATTACCAACAAATGAACATGGAGCAGGTAGTAAATTCATTTAACAAAATAAAAAAAGGTATTGAATGCATGGGAGTTATTGCGAGTGGTCAAGATGTTATAATAAGCGACTATGCTGACGTATATACGCAGGAACAAATTGAAAATATAATTGAAAATAACATAGAATCTTTTGCTCAGACAATTCCAGTTGTTACCAATAATAAAGCAAGACTACTGGTTGTTGATGAACCTCAACTTGATGAGCGATCCATTGAGCTTGTTACAGTAACATCACAAGTACCACAAGTAACATTACAAGAAGCTTTTGAACCTCAACTAGTAACGGACGAAGAACAAGAAGTATTTTTTCCTGCAATTGAAGAACCAGGTGAAGAAACCTTTTCTTATCCTACACCAGTAACGAAGAAAGAAGAAGTACAAGAAGATGAAGAACACCTGGAATATGTCAAAAAAGGGGGGTATGCTTCAGTTAAAAATGGTGATAATAGAAGTAATGTTATACCACAAGAAGAAGAACCTCAACCAATGGTAATAACACCACAAGAAAAAGAAATACAACCACTGGATGATAAAGAAATAATAACGCTTATCGCGACGGCAAGCAACCTAACTGAAGAAGAAATAAACGAATACATCAATAAGAATGAATTCAATTACGTCTATAGGTATGTGTCTAATGGTGGACGAGATTTTAATAAAATAAAAGAAATGACAATAGAAGTATTCAGCAAATTAAGAAATTAAAAAAAGTTAAAAAAAAATTAATAAAAAAGTGACTTTTCACTTTTTTACAACTATTTATAATAAACAGTTTTAGAATGAATGAATTAACACCTGAGTTATTATTACTAATTAAAATTCATGGTGCAGAAGCAGTGACTAAAAATTTGAAATTAAAAAGTCCTTACTCTTAAGGCAACAACCCCAGCGATAACAACTGGTGGTACAATGATGGTCCGTTGATCATCAACCTGAATTAACAAACAATAAATGTCTAATCAAAAAAACAAACAAAATGACATTAACAATAACGTAAATACAAAGAAATACGAAAATAAAATAGAGCTAGTTAACTTCTCAGAATTCTTTTGGGATGACACTAATCAACAAGCCTACTACAAAGGTCGCAAGCTGACTCAGAGCACTACAAATACGGGGTACGTTAATGTATACCTGGAAGCAAAAAGCTTCAGACTCCATAAGCTAATAGCGACAAAATATCTCCAAAAATGGTGTGAAACACATAGCATTGTGGACCACATCAATGAAAACAAAGCTGATAATCGACTTATAAATCTTCGATGGGTTGACAATTCCGAAAATATGAGCAAAACTTACTCGTTGAAGAAAGAACCTCAGACGCGCAAAGAATACGTGTATAAAGTAGTAGCAAAAGATGATGCTTCTATTAGCTTCTATTTTGGGTTAAGAAAAGAAGTTGCTGAGTTTATAAATCGCTCCGAAAGAGCTGTTTCTTTTGCCTTGGATGGAATAACAAAAAGTAGTGGTGGTTACTTTATCGACCGTAGAGAAATTACTGACGGATATAGCTTAACTCATTATTAAATCAAATAAATCACTCATAAGAAACCCTCTATTTTTAGAGGGTTTTCTTTATTTAATTGATTACTATACTATTTATATATACACAACTATTTTCTTTCAAATAGTTGAAAATCCTTTCCAAAAAAAACTTCTAAAAATGGAAAAGAAAAAGAGAGATAACGGACGAGCAGGAAAAAAACATGATGAAGAATCGAAATCCAAAATATCGAAAAGTATGCTCGGTAATCTCAATGCTGAGTTGTATTCGGAAGAAGAAGCTCTTGATTTCTTCGGTCAAATGATTGTGATGAGTCAGGATAACAATTACACTTTCATCAAACAGCTCACAAGACAATTTGGTTTAAGTTACGATGTCATGATTAACCTTATTAAGCGTTTTCCAAATCTCCAAGAAGCATATAAACTAATCAAAGATAATCTTGAAACAAACTGTTATACAGCCAGTAACGAAGATAAACTTAAAATACAACTCGCAATGTTAAATCTCAAGTCTAACTATGGATGGACTGACAGAGTTGCGCAAAATACAGACATCACAACACAAGGTGAACCTCTGAAAATAAGTAACCTCATCACATTCGTAAATAGTGATGACATAAGTGATGAAGAAGAGTCAGAGTAATCTTGAAATTAATCACAAATATCAATCCCTTATAACTTCGAGTTGTCGTTACCACATAATGACTGGTGGACGTTCTTCAGCTAAGTCATTCTCGGCAACGAGTCTTGTATGTATAATGATGCTAACAGAAAAAAGAACTATTCTTTTTTTGAGAAAAACGCTTACGAGTGCCGACATTTCAATTATACCCGAATTCGTTGACAAGTTAGAGCGGTTAGGGGTGAGTCACTTGTTTGAAGTCACAAAAACAGAAATTACTTGTATACTGACTGGTAGTGTTATATTCTTCAGAGGGATTCAGACTTCAAGTAAAGACAATACTGCAAATTTAAAGAGTATTGCTGATGTTTCCTTAGTTATTATTGATGAAGCTGAAGAGCTAACGGATGAGACAACCTTCGATAGAATTGACCTAAGTGTGAGAAAGCTGGGTGTAGTCAATAAAGTGATTTTGATTCTCAACCCGACAACTCGAGAGCATTGGATATATAGAAGATTCTTTATTAAAAATGGAGTAAATGAGGACTTTAACGGTCAAAAAGAAGATACCAATTACATCTATACAACTTACCTCGACAATAAGAAAAATATAGATCCCTCTTTCATTCGTAGCGTTGAGTTGATGAAGAAAAGAAATCCTGAAAAGTATCAACATGCAATACTCGGTGGTTGGTTACAAAAGTCTGAGGGGGTTGTGTTCTCCAATTGGCAATTAGGAGAGTTTGATGAGTCGTTAAGTGAGATTTATGGGCAGGATTTTGGGTTTAGTATAGATCCGACAACCTTGGTTAAAGTCGCTATTGACAAGAAGCAAATGAGAATTTTTTTGAAAGAATTGCTTTACAAGACAAACTTATCAACTGGGCAAATCTTCGAGTTAAACAACTCTCTTGTAACGGCTAAAGGACTCATTATCGCTGATAATGCTGAACCTAGGCTAATATCTGAACTCCAAAAAAAAGGAAATAATATAACTCCAGCGATAAAGGGGGCTGGGAGCATTACAGCTGGAATAAGTATAATGCAGGATTATCAATTGATTGTTGATCCAAGCTCTACCAACTTGATTAAAGAATTAAATAATTACTGTTGGTTATCAATTGAAAATAAATCAGTACCAATTGACAAATACAATCACTTGATTGATGCTGTTCGAATGGCTGTCTATTACTCACTTAAAGGTATTAGCGGTACAGCAAAACGTTTTAAATCAATTAAATAAATTATGAATATATATGACTCAAACGAGCTGATAGAGCGAAATAACAAGCTTCTTGGGCATGAACTAAAAGAGTTGATGAGTTTACCTTATTTGTTCATCAAAGAAACGCTAATAGAAGCTATAAACGAACTTACAACCTCATCATTTGAAAGTGATAAAGAGTTGATGAATAAGGTAAGACAAGTAGTCTTTTTGGTGGTAGAGAAAAATGATTTTGTTATTACCGAGAAACAATATAACAACATAAATGACAATGTAATCCTTTCAACTTTCTATCGTATCAACGACCAGTTAACCCAGTTGTTGGAGTTGGAAACTGAACATCTTTCAAGTCCACCAGACCCAACACTCTTACAAGCTGGTGTAATGCGATTAAACCAGCTGGGTGAGCTTGTTACGCTGATGAACCTAAGCAAAGGTGATTATTTTCTTGCGAAGAGATACGGACAATTACCGTACGAAGAAGTGTTTTGGCTTCTTTCTTACAACATGATTTCGAATGATATTGAGCGTAAGGTAAATGAAATTATTTCAAAAAGAAATGCTGTCAAATAGTCCTTCAAAGACTATTTATAATTATGTATATAGAACAATTACAACAACAAGTTAACTCTTGGAATACACAACATAAATGCGGTTTCGATTGGGAGTTTTCAGCGCCACTTTTCCTGAATAAAATAAATACCGTTCAAGTTGACAATACTGAAGCCGTTCAGGTTATGCTTGTATGGCAGGGACAGTTGTTATTTGAGGGTGGGTTGTCTTATAATCAGTTTGGTCTTGTTATTCCAAGCACATCTACTGATAATTTTGAACTGTATTTCTTACTTCCAAGCTTCTTAGACGAAAACAACTACAATGAAATAAAGGGACATGATATAAATGAAAGTAGAAGCGTTGAGCTTGAAAGACTCTTGTCTTGTCTTCGTGGTGATGGAGCAGGAAACAATGCTATGCTTGACTTATGCTCAACTTTTGACGGAAAATATAAGTTAATAAAGTGGAATGTTTTTGCTGTTTCTGAGAACTTTTTAGATAACAATTATATAGGATTTCGCGTACAAGTTTCACTTCAAAAAATAAACGTTTAGACATGAAAGAATTGATTGAAATAAACGAGGTTATTAGAATTGGGAACGAACTTGTGAAAAATATTCTTATTCCAATTTTTGATAACAAAAACATTAAGAATACTGGTGAATTTAGAGAAAGTTTGGAAGCTCGTTCAACCTCATCAACTGAGATAGAGTTATGGGGTGTAGATTATTCCGAGTTTGCTGTTAATGGACGAAAAAGAGGTAAACAACCACCAGTCAAAGCGATTGAAAAGTGGGTTCAGCAAAAGTTTGGATATTCAGGTGATAAGGCTAAGAATGTTGCCTTTGCTATCACAAACAAGATAAAGAAAGAGGGTACAGATCGACACCAACAAATGTCAACCAAACTGGTTGAAATCTTAGATTCTCAAGAAGTAAAAAATTACGTCACTCAAGAAGTGACGAAAATAGTCAATAAGAGAATACAACAAAGGCTTATTGACGAAATGAAATCAATATCAATTAAATGATAATAAAAGGTTTAGAATTAAACGGATTCTTTATCAATAACCCTATATATATTGAAGTTTCTGACCTCATCAATACGAAGTATATTGAGATTATTCTTTCCTATAATGGTGTTAACTCTGTTACTTATAAACTATACAGCGACCTTTATGGAAAAGTACTGGTTAACCTTGCTTCGATGGTGAGAGTTATGCTTCCAATTCCAGTCGCAAACATTGATTATTCGGCTGATTCAACTGAAAATACAGTACATGAGTTAACTATTAATATAAAAGAATATAGGACCGATAACACAATCAGTGAACAATCATTTCTAAAAAAGTTTGTCAGAGGTGGTGTTCTTGGTAATAAGATAAATCAAATCTCACTAATAGGTAATACGTTAGTTAACTCGGTAAAGTTGCCAGTTTGGAAATATAAACCTTGTGCATTGTACTACATGACAAATGACTTGGTAGTTAAAAAGATCCCAATAAATTCAGCAGGTAGTTATTTTGATTCGGGGCACAACATACAAATTGAACTTCAAACAACAAGATACGTTGATGGAATTTATTTAAAATTTCTTAATTCATTAGGTGGTTATAGTTACTGGAACTTTGAAAGAACTTCAACTAAATTAAAAGCTGAAAGTATAGGTTATTATGTAACTCCAACAATTACTGGTGAGAAAGTTACTGACATGGGGCAAGAAGTACAAGAAGAAAGTACAGTTGAGTCAGTAGTTAAAGCTGAGTATATCGGAATCCTGCAAGACTTAATTACATCATCGGAGGTTTATAAATATGATGGTGACAATAACTGGGAGAGAATAATCTTAGATGAAAATTCAATCACCATCAACCCGGTAAAGAAAGTATATGACGTGTCTATTTCATTTAAGAGACATAATACTTTCACTCCAACTACTCTAATATAAACATGACTGAATTATTTATCAATGGTAATAAAGTTGATTTTGATGTAAATGATAATAAGGATTTCGAGTACAGTATACAAGTTCACGACCTCGCTTCAGTTGAGAGTGTTAATGCTTCTTATACAACCAACTTTAAACTACCAAAAACAAAGAAAAACGTTGAAATATTCAAATCTCTTGGTCTTGTTGGTGCTATAAGTAACATTCCATATAAGAAGATCTCAGCACGACTTGTTGTTGATGGTGTATGTTTGATCTCTGATGGTTGGTTAAGGGTAAATAGTACAACTAAAAACGCTTATGAAGTTAATATTGAAAATGGAATCTTAGACTTTTTTTCAGTAATAGCTAATAAGAATATAGGTGAAGAGATAGACCTTACAGAACTCGACCACGAAAAGAATATAGATAGTATAATATCATCTTTTTTCGAAGATAAACCTTACTTATACGTCCTTGCTGATTATAACGGTTTAATTGAGATAATAAGAGAAACTCAGTCATATTTGAACATTGATTATCTCACTCCAAGTGTTAAAATATCTTGGTTATGGAATAAAATTTTTGAAGCTTTTGGCTATACATTTTCTGGGTCTTTTTTCGATTCTGAAGATTTTCAAAGGTTGTTTATGACCTACCCGAAGAGTCCAGTAACAAAGAATGAAGATCAAGAAGAGATTGATCCGGTTCTTATTGCGACAGTTGATCAAACGACTCGAAAAGACTACATGACAAGTTCGTGGGACGACTTGTATATTCAAGTGCCCTTACCAGTTGTTATTGACCCAACTAGTGAAGCAACTAAGATTGATGATTTTTATTTTACTGTCGCTGAAAGTGGTACTTATCGTTTTACGAATGAAGACTTTATTGGTTGGGATGAGTATAATTACGAGGACCCTAGGGATCAGACCGATCCAAGACGAAAAGATTCACAAAATCTTGTTTTAAAACTTGACTCGTTTTACGGACAGCAATCCAGTAGCGCCACAATTGTGGCTCGATCACTTGGAAGCCCTAATACTGGATACTTTGATATCCCATTAAAAGCAGGAGAAAAAATTGGATTTCGTTATTATCTGCGTGATGCTAACGAAGTTAACTGGGGGTTAGACCATATCGAAATACATTCAATTAAATTGAAAATAGAACAAATTTCAACAAATCAAATTTCATTTTCTGATGAGTTGAAGAGGTTTAGTGTTACTGACTTTTTCAAAGAAATTCTTTGGCGATTTGGCTTGACCCCATTCATTGATAATGAGACCAAGAGTATTCATTTTTTGACTTTAAATGAGCGCCTTAACAGTTCACAAGTTGTTGATTGGTCGAGTAAATACATAAGACGTGAAAGTGAAGAATATGAGTTAGGAAATTACACACAAAAGAACATATTCGAACACAAATACAACGATTCCAATGCAAAGTATAATGATGGTGCTATCTCAGTACTGAATGAGAATATTGAAGAAAGTAAAGGCCTTGTTACGAGCAAGATATATACTTATGATGACTCATTCACTGAGATGTCTAGCATTAGAATTAATTCAGGTAGTAGTTTTTATTCTATAACATCCACAAAATATCCTATATGGGTTCAAGAAGTCAAAGAAGAAAATAAAGATTCTGAAACTAAAATAAAGGTAGAGTATAAAGACCTTAATGATCGATACTATTTTTTGAAAGCTAAAAAATACGACATCAACTCAGTGGCTTACTTGGCGAGTCCAGGATCAAATATTTATACAGGAACAAATACTTTTTATTTTGTTGATTCTATAGATACCACTTACAGAGAATTAATTCCAAAATATTATTCTCAATTCGAGAAAATTGCTAATAACGCAATAATACATACTATATCACTGGCTTTGAATCCAGTTGATATAGCAAATATAGATATGAAAGTACTTGTTTACTTCAAACAAGAATCAGCATACTATCTACTGAATTCACTTAAATACAGGCCAAATGGAGCTTGTGAAGGTGAATTCATCAAAATACATAAGTGACCTTATGGCAGACAGAATCAATCTTGGTTCATTCAGTTTCGACAGCTCACAAGTTGAACAAAAATTACAAGAAATTACAAGAAAAATACAAGAGCTTTCCGTACAACTTACCAAGGTTCAGAATGACTTAAGAAATACAACGAGAGAATACCTTAGCCATAAACAAGCCTTAGATCAGCTTGGAACATCAATAGGTGTTAACACAAGACAATACAGAGACTATCAAAGAACACTTATAACCTTATCAGGTAACGTAGCAGAGCAACGAAATAGAGTCCGAGAATTAAACGCTTCTCAAGAACAAAATCTCATGACTCAAACTCAGTTAACAGCAGTCTTAAATGATCTTCGACAAGCTTCAGACATTGTGAGCAATGGTTATTCAACTCAGTCAAGAAACATTGAACAACTGACGAACGATCATAGGCTTTTAACTCAAATGCTGGAGCATGAGCGCAGTGTTAATGGTGAGTTGAGCACTTCAGTAACTCGTTTACAAAATGATTTACAACAAAATGCTTCAGCTCAGGATAGACTTCGAAATGAAACCTCATCAACCAATAACGAGATTACTGAGCAAACTCAAGAAGTCAATCAAAATAGCCAAGCTGTACGAAATAATGAATCTCGTTTAGAATCCTTAGCGAATACATCAAATGATGTTTCTGACAATGTTGGTGGAGTTTCGGAAGCTTTTAGTATGCTACTTAGTGGCAACATTGCTGGTGGTCTTCAAACCTTAAGAGTAGCGTTCACCCAGTTAACAACCTCAGCTCTAGCGTTTATTGCGACACCAATTGGTGCAGTAATTTCTGCGATTGCAGGTGTGGCAGTAGCAACAAAGGCACTCTTCGACTACAACCAAGAGATGAGTCAAGCAACTGCAATAACAAGACAATTTACCAACCTAACGGGTGAAAATCTTGAAAACTTTACAGTCAAAGTCAAAACTTTTGCTGAGCAGACTGGAAGTGATTTAAAAGAGGTAACAAGAACAGTTAACAGTGTCGCTCAAGCTTTTGGATTGTCTTATGATGAAGCATTTAGCAAGGTACAATCGGGTTTTATTCGAGTAGGTGCAAGCGCTGAAGACTTCTTCGATAATACCGATGAATATGGTGCTATGTTCCAAAAAGCAGGATACTCAGCTGATGAGTTCTTTGCTATCATGGAATCAGGAGCGAAAAATGGTATATACAAAGACAAGTTAATCGACTCCATCAAAGAGGTTGATTTAAGACTTAAAGACCTCAGCAAAGGTGGAAAAGAAGCACTTGAGGGTGCGTTTGGAAAATCTTTCACCGACAAACTTGTTAAGGGTGTTGAGAGTGGTAGTGTTTCAACAAAGAAAGCTCTTGAAATGATAAGCTCAGAGACAAAGAAAGTCGGTGTGTCAGCTGGTGCAATGCAGAAAATTTCGGCAGATGTCTTCGGCGCAATGGGTGAAGATTCGGCAGGTTTTGTTAAGGTTTTGAGTGCCGTTGAAGATGGTTTATCCAAGTCACAAGATGGTCTTACAGAGCTTCAACAAAAGCAACAAGATTCGATGAAGGCACAAGAAGACTTCAATCAGGCTTTTGCTGACTTGTTTAATCTAACAGACAACGGCTGGGACGGTATGATGGCAGGGATTAGAACAGTGTTCTTTACTGGTTTGACGAAGGCTATCAAAGTTGTGATTGACCTCACTAATGGCTTTGTCGAAACATATAACAACTCACTTTTTTTACGTGCTGTTATTGGTGGAATTGGACAGGCGATCAGCACAAATGTTACCATTGCTCTTTCAGCTTTAAAACTCTTTTGGAACGGGTTGAAAACCACTGGAAAGCTTATAAGTTCAATTTTAACCTTTGACATGAATGGTGTTAAATCAGCTGTTAGCGAGGGTTGGAGTGGTGCCGTGAACATTGTAAAGAATGGTGCTAGTACTGTCTTAAGTGACATCAATAAAACTATCGAGTCGGTTAAGAATGGTAAGTTAAACAAGATAGAACTTTCTTCAAGTATTACTGGTGGTGGAAAAGAAATCACCGATACTAAAGGCGGTAAACCTGGTGATGATAAAAAAGAAGACAAAGACAAAAAAGGTAAGGGCAAGAAGAAGCTAACCGACAGCAATAAAGAGTTAAAAGCTAAACAGAAACTTGCTGAAGAGGCAGAGAAAGCGTACAAACAAGAACTTGAAAATCAAATAAAACTGTTGGAACAAAAAGCTCAGTTAACTGCTGATTACGCATCCAATGAACTTGCCAACAAGATAAAGAATTCTCAATCATTACTAGATGAAGATAAAAGACTATCTCAAGAGTTAATAAACCAGGAGAATAAGCGTCTTGAGCAAGTAACAGAGATGAAGAAACAGCAAGCAAAAACTGATCTTGATGCTAAATTAAATTCAATACAAGCTGAAGAAGATGCTGAAAAAAGACGTTTACAAGATCTTGTCGATACTGGAAAACTGACACAAGATCAGATGACCTCATCAATGGACGCTTTCAACGTTGTTACACAACAAAAGAGAAACATTGCCAATCAAGAATACAAACAGAAAGAAGTTGAGTTTGTTTACGAGTTGGACGAAGCGAAAAAGAACACTCAAAAACAAATTGACGAGCAGGACTTAGCTGATAAGCAGTTGAAACAAGAGTTGGATCATGAAGCTCGATTACTTGAAATTGAAGAAAATGCTTGGTTCAATTATGACGCAGAGAAAGCTGTCTTGGATCAAGTTAATGAAATTAAAAAAGCTGACTTAAATGAGCAGTATAAACAAGGGTTAATTTCTGAAGCTAACTACGTAAGAGCAAAAGCAAACCTTGAGAAAAAATATCAAGGTGACATGAAAGCGTTGCAATTCCAAAACAACCAAGAAAAGGCTCAGAATTTGGCTGATTCGTTTGGTGCAGCAAAAGGACTTTTCAAAGAAAATACCACAGCTTACAAGGCTATGGCTATAGGTGAAGCAACCGCAAACACGTATATGGGAGCAACACGAGCACTTAAAGATTACCCAGCGCCATACAGTTACATAATGGCAGGAACAACAATTGCTTCGGGTCTTATGAGTGTTGCTAAGATTGTCGGAATAGGAAAAGCAACGGGTGGAGCAAATGTTGGGTCTGGTTACACTGGTGATGGTTCAGCATACTCAAGAAGTGGTTATATTCCATTACACAATGGTGAAGTTGTTTTCAGTCAAGCAGATGTTAGAAGTCTTGGCGGTGTAAGTAATGTAGAATCTATGAGACCGACAAGTAACTCATTCAATCAAGATTCTGTTATGGGTGATACTTCTCAATTATATAGTATAGTTGCAACCGCTGTTAAAGATGGTTCATTCGCTGGAACTTCAAAAGGGACTGAACAAGGGCAGGTGAGAGCTTCAACAAACAGACAAATACAGAAAAGAACGACATTTTAATGTATATTTGGAGAGTTCATTCAAACTGTTAACTGAATGAATATTTTTATTAAAAAAACCACCTCATCAAGGGGTGGTTTTAATTTTTAGTAATTTTATTAAATAATCAAAATTTTCATTAAATTTCAAATGAGTCTGTTCTTCTTCAGTTCCGTCTTCTAATAAAATAATTCTTTGAAAATAATTAATATAACCATACATAGCTAATTTGTCTAATAATGATTCTATATTATCAAATTGGATTTGATTTTTACTTAATTTATATATAAGAGTGTATAAATTAATAATACCTTCATCTTCATCTTCAACTTTTAGAATTTGTTTAATTTCTATTAATAAGTTTAGAAATGAATTTAAATCATCAATACTATTAATTAACTTACCAAATGAAACATATTTTTTATTAAAGTCTTTTTCTTTAATATACTTTCTATTTAAATTAACTTGTATTTTTAGTTCTTCACGAGTGGATTCAAATTTTTCATTCAATTCAATTACTTTTTGAGATTCAACCCGTATTTTTTCATCAAGGTTTTTTATAGTATTATAATCTTGTACCTCATCAGTTGTTTGTTTTTTAAAAATTACAATAGATTTTAAAAACCAAGTTAATCCCGCATCAAATATTGTAAATATCACAAGTAATGCAATCGCATAAAGAAGACTTTCTCCTACAATACTCCAACTATTATAATGAGATTTTATATATCTAATTTTTGTATTCGCATCTCCAGTTTGAAAAATTAAATAATAAATTATGTCCCATGAATTAAAGATTAAAACAATAACATAGGTTGATACAAGTGGAATTTTTAATCTATTAGTAAATGTATTAATAGTTTTATTTATGAAAGTTTCAGATGTTTCACTCATTACTTAATATTTAGATATAAAAAAAGATAATCAATATCAACGTCATTTAATTGAATTGTTCTAACAAGTTTATTTTTCTTAATATCTTCATGTATATAGAGATAACCTTTTTCTTGTAATGCAATAATTATATCAAAATAAATGTTTTTATCTGTTAAACTATTACTTATTTCTTCAAACATTGAATCAACATTAATCAAACTATCAATTTCAGATTTATTGAAATATTTCAATAAACGATCTAAATAATAAAATTTTGAATTAATATTATTATCTGGTAATTTGTTAATTTCTTGAATAAACTGTCCAAACCTTACATACTCATAAGTGTTAGAATATTTTGAATTTAATTCAATTATTTCTTCTTCAAAATCTACTTTTTCTTTTTTAAAATTTTCTATATTTTTATTAAGTTTCTTGTTTTCATTTTTTAATGATTCAATTACTTTTTTCAAATCTTCAAGAGTACTATGATCTATAATTTGTTGTTGAAGACCTTTCTTTTTGATGGAAACATTTTTCAACCATTTCACAAGATAATAATCAATGAAAGTGAATACAACAAGTATAAAAATTGCATAGATTAAACTACCACCAACACGTAAAAGATAATCCCAAAAGTCGTAATGAGTTTTTACGTAAAGAATCTTAATTGTTGCGTCAATTTTTGAAAATATAATAAAGTATAAAATGTCCCAGTTGTTAATGATAAGAATACACAAGTAAGTCGAAACAATTGGAATCTTAAGGCGACTGGTTGCATCACCAACAATCTTGTCAACTATTTTATCAGTAGTTTCACTCATTATTTTTAATTTTTTTATAAAATATAATCTCGTACATTAATTCATTTTCAAATTTAGTTTCACATTCTTGAAATGAATAATCTGTTGATTCATATTTATTACATATTCCATCATTATAAGATGAATCGATGTATTTATATCCTATTTTTTCTATTGTATTTGTAAGATTATATACATCTTTTTTGTTATCAAAAATTAAAATAATAATATTTTCTTTATTTGGTATAAAACTAAAAGTAAGAAATGTTTTTAACTGTTTATTATTAAAATGTATTGTTGTATCATTGCCTTTAACTTCACTACTTTCAAAAGTAAATCCTTTTGATTTTATATAATCAATAGATGTTTTTGATTGATTATCTGCAATATATTTAATATCTTGATAAGTTATTTGAGCAAATGAAAATGCAGGTAAGAGTAATAGTAAAAGTTTTTTCATAGCTTGTTAATATTCTAGTTGTAAAAATACAAATATTTTTCCCCTGCAAATTAAGGTTTCACTCATATGTTATTATTGTGGGTTGTTATTATTGAGTTAAGTTCAGAGATTATTTTAGCCACATGATTTGTTGTATCTAATTTTAATCGCGATCTGAATTTATATCTTTTAGTTACGTCATCATCTTTTGAAGTATATTTATCCATATAATTAGATAACATTATTTCATACAATTCATTTGCCGATTTGATGTAGGTTTTAGAATCAATTTTATTTGAATAGTTTTTTACCTGACTAAAGAGTTTATCAATTTCGCTTTGATACTCTTTAATAAAATATTGTGTGTCTTTGTTAATCATATTTTTCAGATTCTTTTATTAGTTCTTCAGAAAAGAAGAAAACTTCTTTTTTTACACGTGTGTAAAATTTTTGTAAATTATCATAATTAATAATTCTAGATTGTAATAAGTCATTAGGAACGTTTAAATTGATAATTTCATTTTTTCTATTATTAATTATTTTATCATTTCCATGAATTAAATCTGTTTTTAATTTAGAAAAATAACTTATTAAATTTCCGTGTTTAATTTCATTTGCAATGAATGTTAACTCTAGATAACTTTTGTAATAACTGATCTCTTTTAAGTTAATATTGAAATCCTTATCAAATTTTTCAAAAACTTTATATTTTTTAAAAGTTTTAATTGTATGATCTTTTGAAAGTCTTTTTAATTCACCAGCAATTAATTTTTCTATTACTTTATGTAAATTAATAATCATTAATTCAAGAACCTCTATTTTGTTAACATCTTCAAAGATTTCATCATAGTAATAATTCTTATCAGATTTATCAATTTGCTTTATCGAGTCGTCAATATCTTCTATAGCTAAATTTAAATATTTTTCAATTTTTTCAACTTGGTTTTGAAAAAAATATAAAGTAATAGATTTCATTAAAAGCAATTTTTACAAAGATAATAATTTATCTCTTAACACTTCTTTACAATAACCTCAACTATTTATATTATAAACTATAATATGAATTACTCAAAGGCTCTCAAATCGATACTCCAAAAAGCAAAAAACCTCAACCCATCAGCTCTTATTGATGGAGTAACAAACTTTAATACCCCATCATCAGTAATTGAAGAACTCGCTGGAATTCGAACACAAACTTGTATTAAATGTCCACACTTCGTTGATGAAGAAATTAAAACTTTGCAGGTAGAGGATAAACTCCGACCTCAACTAAGTGGTAAGAAGTGTGGTGAGTGTGGTTGTATTTTATCTTACAAGACAAGACAACTTATTGATAGATGTAAAAAATGGGTTGATTAAAAAATGTTATTAAGTATTGTATTTTAGTCACTTAAGTGGTATCTTTAGAAAGACTAAACCATTAAGTTATGAGAAAATATTTATTTTTTATTTTATCCTTTCAATCATTTGTATTGTTTGGACAAGTAGATTCATCTGCCTACATTCCAGTTGATATTGATGAAGCTAAATTTAAACTTCAAAATTTTCAGAATTTTTATAAGAGTGCTAATAATATTATTGGAAATGAAACTAACATAATTAGATTTCCTGACAGGTTCGCAAAATTAGATTTTTTAAAAGATAGTGGAGGATCAAATGATATTACAAGGTTAATTGGTAATATAGTTATAATTAACACAAATAATGTTTCAAGTTATGGAGAAAAAACTTTTACTGATTTATCTAAAAATTACAAACTAAAAAGTGTTCAACTTAAGGTAGAGCCATCTATAAGACCTGAAGTGTTTAAAAAGAATTTTGATAATTCTCAAAGTGGGCAGTTAAATTTTTTAATTGGAAATATTAATACTGGTAAAGATTATGCTTATAACCTCACTATAACAGAACTATCGAGTATAGGTGTTAATACAGAGTCTTTAGATTTAGTGTCTCTTAAAAGAGATTATGCTACCAAAACGAATTTGAATGATTATTACATTGTTGTTGGAGTAACTACTTTCTATATAACCGCACAAGAGTATAAAAAAGCAAATCTCAACAGTGGGTTTGAGTATGCTATTGGTATCAATGGTAAAAGTTTTAAAAATACAAGCATTGTTAGTAATGATTATAAAATAGCTGTTCAAACAGTACCTCTTAAAGAACTTTTTTAATACAAATAATCCAGGATTAATTTAGCTATCTAAAAATTTTTAGATAGCTTTTTTTTATTAGAATAATTAACTTTTTTCTTTTCTAGTACTATTTATACATATATGTAACAATTATTGTTACATATTCTATATGATGATTTATTTTTATCATAACAATTACTGCAATTAAATACGATTGAAAATTGTACCAAATTCTTTTATATGGTGACATTGTCTCTTACGATTCTCAAGTAGACAATATAACATCAAAGAAAGTCTTCAATGAACTTTTACTTGCTAATGGGCAGGATCTTGAAATCACAATCAACACTCTTGGTGGTGACGTTTCTGAAGCTTTTGCGATAGTTCAAATGCTGGACGACTACAAGGAAAAACACAACGCAATTATCAAAACAATTGCTCTAGGTGAGTGCGCTAGTAGTGGTGTCTTATTACTTCTTGCTGGGGACATTAGAGAAGTTAAGAGCAACTGTAAGCCTTTCATACATAATGTTTGGACAAGTGCAACTGGTGACGCAAATGACTTTATTAACCTAGGTTTTGATCTTGAAGATGCAAACTGGCGTATAGCACTTTTCTATAATGAGCGTGCAGGTATTGATTACGATTATGCTCGTGAGCTTATGGGACTTAATACAAGCCTTACAGCTGAAGAATGCGAGTTGTTAGGATTTGCCACAACTTCCAAAGAGATCATTGAAGAACCTCAACTTGTACTTCTTAACAAGTTGACCAAAATCAAAAACAATCAATTAAATATGGAGAAGAACGAGAAAGGTTTATTCAACCTTTTAAAGAATTTCTTCACTGGACAATCTACTACTATTCAAAACGAGAAAGAAGTACACACAGCAGACGGAGACACTTTGGTTTTTCCTGAGTTGGATTCTGAAGATGTTGTTGAAGTTGGTGACGAAGCAACAATTGACGGACAACAAGCAAACGGAGAAGTGACAACACTTGAGGGTGATGTTATCGACTTTGAAGCTGGTGTTGTTACTGAGATTACTGAAGCTGAAGCACAAGAAGAAGAACCAGTTGAAGAAGAATCTGAAGTTAACAAATTACGCGAAGAGTTAGAGTCTTTACGCGCTGAAATGGTTAACATCAAAAACCAAAATACTGAACTAATCAGGTTCAAAAATAAAGTGACTTCAATTGAGTCACAAGAAGTGGTAACAGAGAAAAAATCACTTGAAAATAAGTCAGAAAGAAAATACACTACAGCTGACTACTTAGCGAGCAAACTACAAGCTCGTAAATAATTATTAATTCTAATATGAACGAATTTAAAACTGCAATTTTAGCGGTTGTTAAAGACTTGGTGTCAGCTGAAGACGTTAACATCAATAAAGCAATTTTTACAGAGGTTTTTGGAGTTTCTGACTTAACATCAACTCACACTTTTGTTGGTGGTGTAAGACAAGGATCAGTTATTCCAATTATCAACAATGATCCTGACTACGGGGCTTACAGTAAAGCTGACGCAAGAAGCTGTACAATGAATGACGCAACTATTACTGAAGACTATGCGACAAAGGTTTGGGATTTAGTTGAGTTAAACGGTAGACACGCAATCTGTGTTAAATCATTAGAAGAAAACTTCTTATTATTCTGGGGTGCTCGTAAGGTTATGTTAGAAGATCCTACAGCTGAACCGGACTACAATGATTACTTAGATTTCTTAACTGAGAAAGTTGTTAAGAATATGAAAGCTTCAACATGGAGACAAGCTTACTTAGGTGATAAAGCTCATGCTTCTAACCTGGTTAACGGTGCTGATGGTTTCATTGCTCAAGCTGAAGCAATGAACGGAACAAAAGTAACTTTAACTGGCGAAACGGGGCAAGATATATACGACTCTTTACGTAAGGCATACGAAGCCATCTCTTTGAAAGCTTGGTTTGACGAGTCTCAAGTTGTTATCAAAATGACAAAGACAATGGCTCAAACGTTAGTCAACTTTTTAAATAGTTTAGCAGACGCAAGCGAGTATAACGTAGCAGTTCTTAACCCTAATGCAGTTGTTGCTTCTCGCAAGTTTACTGTACAAGGATTACACATTTTCGGGATAAAGGTTGAAGCTCATCTTGAGATCGATAGAAGTATGGACGCAATCAGCGAGGTTGACAAAATGAAAGCAATCATCACAAGAAAATCAAACTTGTTAGTTGGTGCTCCAAAAGTTGACTCTTTGGATCAGTTTCGTATGTTCTACGACAATAAAGACAATCAAATTTATATTGATGTTGCAACATACTTTGGTGTTGCTATAGTAACAGACGAGTACGCTTTAATTTCTAAATAATTTAACCAGTAACACTTAATACTGGACAATATAACCACCTCATCACTGGGGTGGTAATTTTCTAAAACATTTATATAAAAATGTCAATTTGCAAAAAAATAATTGCTGGATTATCTCTTGGTTGTGAGAGCACTATCAACAAAAGATATACTCAAGAAGTTGTCTTAATCAATAAAGATGACATCGCAACTGTAACAAAGACAATCTCAGCAGACACAAAGTATTCTCACAACGTAACTTTTGAGTTGAAAGCTTCAGCAAAAGGTTTCAAATTTATCTTACCTGCTAATGGTAGTGGGGTTTTCGGTTCAGTCGAGAAATCAACTTCAGACTTGGGGTTGACACAATACAACCACATCGCCAATATGCTAATTTTTGGAGCTGATGAAACGTCTAAGGGTGTTCTTGAATCATTAGACAAAGGTCGCATGATCGCTGTATTAAAAATTGGTGACATCGTTGAAGTTTACGGAATCGATAACGGACTTTCTACAGCTGATTATACCTTAGATATACAAGGTGGTGCAGGGGCTTCAGCTATCCAATTATCAAGCGGTGAGGGGTTCGAAGAAAGCAATTTACCATTAGTCTACACAGCTGGTGAGGGTGGTGATCCAATCGCTGATTTTGATTCTGCTTTTGCTGGATAATCTAATCAAATGACTATTCAGGATTTATTAAAATATTCTATTCAAGAGGTGTTGAGTAATCAGCACCTTTTGTCAGAATTTAAGGACTTATATAAGTCAATTCATGGTGTATATCCTACTTGCTCAAGTTGTGCAATTGCTAATGAATTTAGAGCACTTTTGGAATCACAAAACAAAATAAGTATAAACCAAATGGAATATAAATACAAGTCACCAAAGGGTGAAATTTTAACGTTTGTAAATGCAAACGGAAAGAAAGTAAGATGTTATGATACAAATCTTAATGAAGAGTTTGTGAAAGGATTTTTAACAATAAATGATTTTACAACTGATGAAGAAATTAAATTAAGAAAATCCTTGTTTAAAATCTTACCAACTATTAAAGAAGAAATAAAAGAAGTTACCACTGAAGTAACTGAAGAAAATATTGAAGTTAAAGTTGAACCTAAAACAAAAAGAGCTTCAAGAAAGAAAAAATAACCTCAACCATATATGAGACAAAATAATAAAGCTCGACTGGTTGAGATAGATAAACGACACATTCATTTATCAACTAATAAGAAAGAAAATAACATCTATCATAATGGAGACAATAATGTTTTTCCATACGAATGTGAGGGTGTTATTATTAATAGTCCTACAGCATATAAGTGCGCTGAATTAACTAAAAAATATCTTGCTGGTGCAGGACTCAGAGACAAGACGAGTGATGTTATTGTTGATTCCAAGAAAGGGACAAAATTGTCAAAGATCATTCGCCTTGCTTCCAAAGATTTAAGCTATCACAACGGGGTTTACTTTCACATTAGTTACGGAATTAATGAAAGCGGTGATATTATACAGAAAGGGTTAAAAGTTCTTGATTATGCGAAGTGTAGACTTTCAAAATTAGATGACAACAAGCAATTTGGACGTATATATTATAAAGATTATTCAAAGAAAAGTGTTGCTTATGGTAAGCAAGAAGAAAGTACTTGGTATTATCCATATTCCAACGATCGTAATGTCTTACTTGCTCAAATCAAAAACGATTATAAGCTTAGACATAATGAAGACGAAGCTGAACTTTTTGAAATGATTCGATCATTTCGTGGTCAAGTGTTTTATCTCAACCTTACGCCTGAATATATATACTCGTTACCAAAGATTTATGCTGTATATAATGACGCTGATACGGAATACAGAATCAGTGTATATAATAATAAGATGAGTCGAAGCGGTTTTGTTGGAAAGACTATACTTGTTCGCAGAGGAAAAGATGAAGAAGAAAGCGAAGAGTTTGCTGGTGTTGTCCAAAATATGTTGGGAGTTGACAATGCTGATAGTGTTATGATCTACGAGGTCGATAATGTTGAAAATCTTGAGGACGCAATAAAGGTTATACAAATAGAATCTCAATTTGATGATGCACTTTTTACAAATACAAAAAAGACTTCTAAACAAAACATAATTGATGCTTATGGCGTTCCCGAGTTGCTTGTTTCCGTCACAGATAATTCTTTGTTTGGTTCATCAGCGGAAGCTTTTACAAACGCAGAGAAACGCTTTGACAGATCACTACAATTTGAAAGACAAGAGTTAGAAGACGCTTTAAGCTTTATTGGGTTTCCTTGCGAAATAATCCCACTTACAGAGAACTTACAAATCTCTGAAAATTTCACAAAAGAACCTCATCAAGATGCTGAATAAATATATAACAATCCAAGATTTTAATAGTATTGGAGACATTGCGAGACACCACGACAAGGGCAAACTTTCAATTGCAGTAAGTGAAGCTGAATTTGATCTTGTTGACCTATTTGGTCAATATGCTTACACTTTGATTGATTCTCTGAAAGATGAAACTTCTCAAGAGTTTTCAGTTTCAAATGATCCAGTTTTAGACAATCTTTTACTTGTTGGTGGAACATACGAGATAGGTGAGATGAAGATTCGTCATAGGGGTTTAAAAAGTCTTGTAATGTACTTTATTTATTCAAGATACATCTTGATTAATAGTTACAATGACACTGCAAATGGCTTAGTTGGAAAGACTAATGAGTTTAGTATTCCAACACCTCTAAAAGAAATTAAAGATATAAGCGAACACTATCGAAATTTAGCGAAAGAAGTTAGTAAGGGTGTGATTGAATTCTTATGCTATCACAAAGCAGAATTTGACTTTAACAATAAAGCTTGTACTTCTTGTAAAGTTCCAAATATTACTGGAAAAACAGACACAACAAGAGCAGGTTCGTCATTCAAAATCATTCGAAAATAATGAACTATTTAAAGAATCTTTATTACGGTCAAGATAGAACTTGCCAAGGTGTTCAGAAAGGTTACATTCAAAAAGTTGTTCTAGTGAATAAGAATGATCTTGAATCATATAACATAGAATCCGAACTTGTCGAAAATGGAAATCTTGAACCTTTGGCAAAACACAGAATCTCATTCAAGTTGAAGGATAACAAAAGTGGAATCCTGATTGAAAATAATCAAAATTCTCAGGTTATTGTTCCAAACGTACAAGCCACTTATTCTGACGAGTTACCAAGATATACACACTCATTACAGTTTGCTGTATATGGTGTTACAGAGCGCACGAAATGGCTTCTTATGACACTTTCAAAAGCAGATTATTTCGCTGCAGTGTTACATAAGAGTGGCGTTGTCGAAGTTTACGGATTTGAATTTGGAATGAAAACAGACGGATACACCTTTGACGCTGGTGATGGTGGCGCAATAATCAAGTTGTCATCAGTTGAGAACGAGTTTCACTTACCTTATAACTATCATTCATTAATTGATGGAGGTGAAGTCGTTGACTTCGAAGAACAATTCAACTTGAAAGACGCCCAATTTAAGTACAAGGCTTATAACAATTCGTTTAATAGTTCTTATACATCATGATTTATTATATAAAGTAACTACTGAGTGTCTTTATTTAGTCTTACAACTATTTATTAAATACAATATAACCTCATCAATGAGGACAATTAAAAAGCTCATTAAGAGCGATAATACAAGAGATATAAATGACTTTAAATGAGTTGAAATCATATATCAACCAAATGATATATGAAAACAATGAGCGTAGGATAAGCGGTACTGTTTTGAACGAAATTCTTAAGCAAATTATTGATATAACACAACAAGAAATAAACGAACAAATACTTGAAAATAATACTCAAGTACAACTTGAACCAATTATACCAAGTTCACCTGCTCCCATAATAGATAGTGGTATATGGATTATTACTGAACCAGGAGAATATTTGAATTTTGGTAATGTTGAGTTGCTACCAAATAATATTGGTTTTATTTTAAAAAATAATAACATTTTTTCATTGGAAACCATTGAATTACCAATACAAGATATAGAGCCGATACAAAATAAAGTTAATTCGAATGAACAAAAATTAGATAGTTTAATAAATTTTATTAGGGTATTAAATGTTACAGGTGATAAAGTTACTGGTAGTTATATTAATTCAACTGGTGTAGCTGTTAATTCAGTTAATTGGGAATGTTCAAAACCCATTCAAGTTGATTATTTAGGTAATTATTATTACGAAGGTCGAACTACCCTTGAAAACGGAGCTGATAGTGCAGCTCAAGCAGTTGTTGCATTTAACAAAAATGGGACATTTCACAGCATTATTAAAGGTTCGTATAATAGTCTATTGTCAGGTAAATTTAATTTTATTATTGATGATGTCAATATAGGCTCAGTAAAGTTAAGTTCTAGGCAAGGTTTTGGGTTGGGTATTTTTAAAAAATACGATGAAATACCTAAAGAACGAGTGGAAGGGCTGATTGAAATAGATGAAAAAATAAAAACACTTGAGTCAGGTGTTTCTGACTTAACTGGCATAACTAGTCTGGCTTATTTGAATTCGTCTGGGGTGGCAGTAAACATAAGTACGTGGAAATGTTCAGATTTTATTAAAAAAGACGATAACAACCAAGAATACTTTTATGAAGGAAAAACTAATTTAGGATCATCAACAGCTTTTGCTATAGTTGGTTATAATGAGAATAAAGAGAAAGTTTCAGATATATTATACCAGTATGATAGCTCAACTGCAGGACCATTTTCGTTCAAAATATCCGACTCAACTATAAAATACTTTAGAGCTTGTTCACATGGTAGCGTACCACTTAATGTATACGTAAAAACAAATAAAATTCCAATGGAACGAGTGGAAGGGCTGATTGAATTAAAAGAGACCGTGAAAGATATAGTGGAAAATACGGGATCTGGCCCGATAAATTCTACTAAAAGTTGGGCGGCTATTGGTGATAGTATTACTGCCTTTGACAATACCCAAAAAGGTTATCAATCGTTTGTCAAAGAAAAAATTATTTTTACATCATATTCTAACCAAGGCTACAGCGGACGAAGTCTAACGAATGCGTCAGATCGCGCTAGTATACTAGAAGGTATCGCAAATATAGGGGCGTTCGATATATATACTATTTTAGTGGGGACTAACGACTTTAGGCTTGACCGTCCTATTGGTACAGTTGATGATTACATAAATAATACTGGACCAACTACATTTTATGGAGCTTTAAGGGGCACTATAGACTTACTATATAGTAAACGTCAATCAAGTAAAATTTATATCTTTTCTCCACTTCGTCGAAATAATGCGGGTTACACATCATTTAGTACTAATAATGCAGGCCATAAGCTTATCGACTATCGTGACGCTTTAGAGTGGGTTACTAAACACGAAGCCCTTACCTTTTTAGATCTTTATAATGATAGTGGCATAACAGATCGTAATTTATCATTATATACTTCTGATGGACTACACCCAAATGTTACTGGACATGAAATTATTAGTAAAATAATGATCGAAGAATTTAAAACAAGAATATGAAAATTTTTAATTATGAATAAGTTACATTAATTTTGCTATATAGGTAAATTGTAACGAAAATGAATGTAATTAAACACAACGATATTGAAATTGATGCAGAATCTCCATTTATTAATTGTAAACTAGATAGAGAAAAATATGCAAATGTTCTTACGAGTATAGTTGCTAATTACGGAGATGGGTTTGTTTTAGCGCTTAATAATAAATGGGGTGCAGGAAAAACAACATTTGTAAAGATGTGGGAGCAAACGCTAATTAACGAAGGATATCAAACTATTTATTTCAACGCTTGGGAAAATGATTTTGAAGATAATCCTTTAACAGCTCTAGTAGGTGAGCTTAATATTATCAAGAAAGAGGATAATACAAATTTTAATAAAGTTGTTAGTAGCGCAGCGAAGTTGTCAAAGAATATATTACCAGCTATAGCAAAAGGGGTTCTGAATAAATATGTTGATTCAGAAATAATAATTGATGTTATTAATGAATCTATTAGAACAGCTACAGAAATTTTTGAAGCAGACGTAAATGATTATGTCAAAAGAAAAGAATCTATAAAAGAATTTAGGAAGAGTTTAGGTGAGTTTGTAGCGAGTAATTTTAATAATAAACCTTTAATTTTTTTCATAGATGAATTAGATCGCTGTAGACCAAATTATTCAGTTTCCTTGTTAGAGCAGGTTAAACATTTTTTTAATGTACCAAATATTATTTTTGTTTTATCTATTGACAAAATACAGTTGGGCCATGCAATTTGTGGTGTTTATGGTTCAGAAAAAATAGATACTAATCAATATTTAAAAAGATTTATTGATATTGAATACACAATACCTCAACCTGATAGTGAAAGATTTTTCGAATATCTTTATAACTATTATAATTTTGATTTGTTTTTTGCTTCATTACAACGTTCTATAAATATACATTTTTCTAATGATGGAAATAAATTTAAAAAGTTGTTAAAAGAATTTATTGGTAATTTAAGTCTTAGAGAACAAGAAAAAGTTATGTCACACACTAGAATTGTTATAAATTCACTTAGGAGCGACAATTATTTAGTACCAATATTTTTTACATTTCTTATTTATTGTAAATTTAAAGAAAATGATTATTATAGTAAATTAAAAAATAAAGAATTTAGTATAATAGAATCCCAAGATGGTTTAGTTAAGATTATTAATAACCTTAATAACCCAGTGATTACTTCTCATGCTATAAATATAGAAGCTCAACTATTAATATCATATAATTATTATATCAATAGTAGTAACGAACAGATATTTTTTTATGATTCTGATGTATTTACATTAAAATATAATTCTAAAATAGATAATGAAAGGTTAATTAGATATTTTGAAGAATTGTCTAGAAGTTACGATTATGATTATTTATTGACATTAAAACTAAACTTTTTTTTGGATATGATTGAATTAACTAAAAATAATATAATTAGTTCTTAATTTTTGTATTAAAGTAGTTAAATAGTACTATTTATAAAAGACGATATCAGACTCGTCTTTTTTTATGAAAAATATACTTATAGATATTTCAGAAATTATCAAGCAACTACCAATAACCTTAAAAGATCTCGCTTTCTTGTGTGCTGGTGTTGCTGGTGCTATAATCGCAGGCTTTAAAAAGAACCTCAACCGAATACAATTCATCCAATCTTTACTCACAGGGGTTTTTGTGAGTTGGATTCTAGGGACTTTTCTCTCAAGTTATCTTGATCTATCTAATGAAGTTGTATACGCTTTTTGTGCTCTTAGTGGACACTTTTCGGACGAGATATTGAAACAATTATCGATTGTTATAAAGTCGCTTGCTCGTTATGCAAACAGCTTTATTGAGAAGTGGTTGAAATAGAATAGGGGTGAATCTTACCCCTATTTATTATAATTATTATTTACAATAGCTCATTGCAAACACGTTTACATATGTATATATTGAATCGTTTAAGTTATATTTTTTACTCATCTTGATTCTTTCTTTATCTCTTATCCTTTCTAAATATTCAATGTGATTCATACCAAAACCAGGAAACTTATTATCAGCTTCTTTTAATGTTTTTGATTCCATATCTTCAATTTCTTGGCTGAAAGTACATAAATCCAAGTTTCTTTCTTTCAGATATGTATTTAAGTTGTCTAAAGCTATTTCATCACTTGAATTTTTGTTAGTTAATTTAAAGTCTTCTTTGATTATTTGGTACTCAGTAACATCAGTTGTTCCATCACTTTTTTTATTACAATTGAATAAAAGTAATTGAATTGAAATGATACTAATAAAGTATAAAATTGTTTTCATTATTTATAGAGCTTTATTTTTTATCAAAAATATTGATTGAAATTCTAATTTAATTACGGTTATATGTAATTGATATTAAATTATTTTCAGTAAAACTTTACTTTTTCTGTTTTTCCAACTATATATAATAGTAGAGTATTGCTTAAGCTTACTTCTATTGTTATTTGTTTATTTAAGACTTATTGTTTTTTTTTATTAAAGGGTGCTGAGGGGCACTCTTTTTTTGTTTTAAAACTATTTATTATTATGAAAATAAAGAAACAAATAAGAGCCCACTCGATAAATTGAAATATTTTATAAATCGATATCAAAGATATTTACGACTGTCTTGATCTTACGTTACTTATAAGACTTATACTCCAAGTGGTGGAGAAGCAAAAAGAGAGAATACAGAAAATAGAAGATGAAAATAGTGGAAGACGAGTTGATGAATAAACTTAATTACATTGAAGAATTTTTAAAGAAAAAATACGGAACAAAAAAAGAGAGCAACTAAGCTCTCTTTTTTTGTTATGTTTAAATGGTTGTTGAAGTCGTATTTAGATAATCTAATAAATTTTCTAATTTTTTAATAAGTTCATCCTTTTCAATAAAATTAATATTACTTAAACCAAACTTATCTTCTAAACATTGGTATCTTTCAGTATCTAATTGTATAGATACTTTTGATCTTTGATTAGATATATTAGGATTATTACTTTTTAATAGTTTTATCAAATGCTTTACATCTAATAAAAAATCATTATAAATAGTAAGGGTTATTTTATAATTAATCTTTTGCTTGTCATCAAAATAATTAAATTTTACAGTATTATCAGAACCTTCTTCAATTTTTATTTTATCTCTTTTTAAATGAAATTCATGAATTTCAAAAACATCTTTTATAAAATACTCATTTTCAGTAAATTTAACTGAAACAATTTTATCAGAAATTTTTTCTATTAGTTCCATTTTTATATCATACGTTTGATAATTCATTACCATAGTAACCTTGTTACCTGATAATTCAGCTAATAATTTTTTAATCATACAACAAATCTAAAACAAATAACTGCTGGAAAAAAAAGCATTAACATTGAGATTAAAGTTTTTACTTATTCTCAAGTTGACCTAAATAATAACAAAATCGAAACGCTGTTTTAAGTACATGTTGTTTTTTGAATTTCTGAATTCTCTTCTCAATTAAGCTTTGACTCGATGGTTTATAATTTTCATCTTGGAGCTTCTTTGCGGTTTCTTTAATCATCAATCCTTCATAAGATTTAGTTGAATATTTATATGAGCTAATATTTTTAATAACTTATATGTAAATCAACATAGTATATCAAAACAAATATATTTTTATTTTTTCTATTAATAAATATTGTCTTTTAGGATTGTTGTAGTAATTTTGATAATCTATAAAAATAATTAATATGGAATCTCCAAAACACCTAACACACAAGCCAATAATAAGTATAAGTGATTATGAAACAAAAGATGGTCAATACATAAATAGTTCTGATGCGAGGGCTCTATCAATAGGTAAAGCACAGTATGATCAAGATGAAATAACTTTAAAAGTATTTCGTCATACAGGTACAAGATGGAGTAGACAAAGTGAAGAATTACCATTACATAGAAATATTGATTTGAATATACTTTTAGTTTCAACATTACTAAAAGAATATAAAACAAAAGATTTTGATTTAATCATTGATGATGAATCTAATGTTGATCTTATACATCAATATTATGATGATTATGAGAATTATCTAAAACCTAGACTTGAAGAGTTACATGATAAACTAACTAAATTTTTAAAAAAATAA